TGATGCCATACTCTGGAGCGAAGACTGGTTAGAAGACTTTCCGCAGTATGTGTATGCCACTATTGAAGTCAAAGACTCAACCGATAATGTAGTTTGGCAAAGCAATGACGAGCAAGGTGTAGTGGGGGGCAGAAATACAAATAACCCAGTTGATGACATGGTAGAAGATTATTTAGATTGGCTTGATGCAAGGCACATGCTTACAAAAAGCCGAGAAGAAGAAAAAGCGCAAATTATGTCTGATTTAAAAAGCGGAATTTTACATCCCGACGAAATAGACTATGCAATGTCTGGTGGGCAAGGTGTAGCGGAGGGTGACCAAAGCGACTCAGCTCGCAATCGCCGTGCAAAAGAAGCACACGAACAGAACCTTGATGCAGCTCACAAGGAATTAAGACAGCGTGATGCTGAAGGTGAGGACATGAGTCAATATCGTGTCAATCCCCGCACATACAAGATCGAGAAGAAGGCAGTTGCTGACAAGAAAAAGAAAACAGTTAAAGAAGGCCTAGGCGATTTAGCAAGTGCAGCAGAGCGTGATCACGAAGTGCAAATGGCTCGTGCTGATCTATATAAACTAGCAAAGTACGCTATTAAATTACACGATATGCTTAAAACAGTATCTGAAGCAGAAGGCATCGAAGGATGGCAGCAGGCAAAGATTACTAAAGCAGCAGACTATATCAGTAGTGTATATCATGCACTAGATTATGATATGAAGTTTGCAGAATCAAACTCAACAGCAAACGTTCTAACTAGAGCAAAAGATGTAGTTGAATCAAACTACACAGCAAAACTTGCAGAACGTGTTTACAAAACTTTAAAAAAAAGAACTAATGTAACATGTAGCGAATGCGGAAATCCTAGTTATACTACGCTAGACGAAGAAAAACAAAAAGGTGTTGACGGCAAGGTATGCTGGAAGGGCTACAAGCGTATGGGCACTAAACAAAAGGACGGCAAGACTGTAGACAACTGCGTTAAGATGTAGTATGGAAGACAGTGCCGAAGATTTTGTTTGGCAGACTATTGACCCAGATTTAATTTGGGTAATGGACAAACTAATTGTAAGTAGAAAAATGCGATATAACTGTGGACCAGTGGGTCTTGATGTTCCGCATCCGGGCTTTTATATCGTGCGCCCTTGTGTTAATATGCTGGGACTAGGCCTGGGTGCAGAAAAAATGTGGCTTGAGAAAGACACTTGCAATTTGCCCTACGGTTACTTCTGGTGTGAGTGGTTTGAAGGTAGACATCTCAGCATAGACTACTTTTACGGTACACAAGAATTATGTGTAGAAGGTCGAAAGAGTGATGATACATTTACTCATTGGGACGAATGGTTTCGAACAGATGACATAGTAGAGTTTCCTAAAATGCTACACAATATATCATATCCGCACAAATGGATCAACTGTGAGTTCATAGGTGGCAAACTGATTGAAGTACATCTTAGACGTAACGAAGACTTCGACGAATACACTGAACATTTTATCCCAGTCTGGGAAGGCGAAGACACAACACCGCCCGACGGATACACATATCGTGAATATCCAGATGTCCACGGCAGAATTGGCGCTTTTATAAAATAAACACTTGACAACGCCTAAATAATCCTGTATACTTAACAAGTAATAACATTTATTTAGGAGTAATCTATGAGTGATCGTACCTATGGTGCAGAAGAAAAAGCAAAACTTGAGCGTCTTGTTCAAGAAGGCGTAACAGTGCTACAAGAAATTGAAGACTTACAAGAAGGTCTTAAAGATACTGTTAAAGCAGTAGCAGAAGAACTAAACATCAAACCAGCATTAATTAATAAAGCAATTAAAGTTGCACAGAAACGTGACTGGGAAAAGCATGCAGACTATTTTGAAGACCTTGAAACACTTGTTGCTACAGTCGGTGTTGACAAGTAATGCAACAAATAAAAGAATTTTGGGTAGCTAGTTATACCAGTGACAAAACTGCGTTCTATTTTGAACTTGTAAGTTTTATCTTTACTGTAGGTGCAAGTTTAACTCTTGCGGTTAATGCTAAAGATCCTAATATGATGATGGTATACCCAGGATTCTTTGTTGGTAGTATTACTCAATGCTATGCAGCAGTACGTAGAGGTGCAGCGTGGGTGATGCTACTAACAGGGTACTTTGCAATAGTTAACATATTTGGATACGGAGTAGCAGCAACATGGTGGTAAAACCATACCAGTGGCTGGCTTGGGTAAGCACTGTAATCGTATTGATTGCAGCTTGTCTTGCCAGTTTTGTACCTGAACTATATCTACATCATTACTTCTTTATTGTAGGTAATGCACTATGGATTGTAGTCGGATACTTATGGAAAGAAAATTCACTCCTATGGTTTAATATAGGCTTAACTGCTATATATGTTATAGGCTTAATATTATAAGAGTCGTTCACTTTAAGAACAGGTTTAAGGTTAGTTGGCCACAAGCAACAGGAGGCATTTAATTGAGTTATGTAGACGCATTTTTCGACCGTGATCATGATCTGATCAAGATAGTTGAACGAAAAGACGGAGCTAGAATATTCCGTGAACAACCTGTAAAATATACATTTTACTATAAGGATCAAAAGGGCAAGTACAAGAGCGTGTACGGTGATCCGTTGAGTCGTATTGTATCTAAGAATACAAAAGACTTCCGCAAGGAAATTGCAATCAATCGAGACAAAACGCTGTTTGAAAGCGACATTAATCCAATCTTTCAGTGTCTAAGTGAAAACTACCTTAACCAAGACGCACCTAAACTAAATATTGCATTTTTCGACATTGAGACAGACTTTGACCCAGAGCGCGGCTTTGCAGATCCTAGCGATCCGTTTATGGGCATTACGTCTATCTCCGTTTATTTGCAGTGGCTAGAAACAATGGTGTGTTTAGCAGTGCCCCCTAAAACACTTACAATGGAAGCTGCGACTGAGTTGCTTAAAGATATTCCTAACGTAATGCTGTTTGCTAAAGAAAAGGACATGTTAGACACGTTCTTAACAATTATTGAAGACAGCGACGTAATAAGTGGTTGGAACAGCGAAGGCTATGATATTCCCTACACTGTCAATCGTGTAGCTCGTGTATTAAGTAAAGATGACACAAGACGGTTTTGCTTGTGGGGTCAGTTGCCTAAGAAGCGCATTTACGAAAAGTTTGGTAAAGAAAGCGAAACATATGACTTGATTGGTCGTGTACACTTGGACAGTTTAAACTTGTATCGTAAGTATACCTATGAAGAACGCCACAGCTATCGACTAGATGCTATTGGTGAAATTGAAGTAGGTGAAAACAAGACAGCATACGAAGGTACATTGGATCAACTTTATAACAATGACTTTAAAAAGTTTATTGAATATAACATTCAAGATACTGCGCTGCTGGACAAGCTGGATAGGAAACTGCGCTTTATTGAATTAAGCAATACTATTGCACACGAGAATACAGTTCTTATTCAGACTACTATGGGCGCTGTTGCTGTTACTGAACAAGGCATTATTAACGAGGCGCACAATCGTGGACTTCAAGTTCCTAATCGTAAGAATATAGATGACGAAGAAAACACACAGGCCGCTGGTGCATATGTTGCGTTCCCTAAGAAGGGCTTGCACAAGTGGATTGGGTCAATGGACTTGAACTCACTGTACCCTTCAGTGATTCGTGCGTTAAATATGGCTCCAGAAACTCTTGTAGGACAAATTCGTCCAGACATATCAGAAGCTCGTGTAGCAGAAGACATGGGTCTTAAGAAACAGAGCTTCGCCGGTAGTTGGGAAGGTCGCTTTGCAACAGAAGAATACGATGCTGTTATGGCCAAACGTAAAGATGTTGCACTTACTATTGAGTTTGAAAACGGCCAGTCTGAAGTAATGAGCGGAGCAGAGATTTACAAACTAGTATTTGACAGTAATAATCCATGGATGCTTAGTAGCAATGGTACAATCTTTACACAAGAGTTTGAAGGTGTTATTCCAGGTATTCTAAAGCGTTGGTATGGTGAACGTAAAGAGTTACAAGCAAAGCTGAAGAAAGCTAAGGATGCAGGTAATAAGGCAGAGATTGAGTATTGGGATAAACGTCAGCTAGTTAAGAAGATTTTGCTTAACAGTTTGTATGGTGCTATTCTTAACCCTGGTTGCCGCTTCTTTGATAAGCGTATTGGACAGTCAACTACACTTACTGGTCGTACTATTGTTAAGCATATGAGTGCAGAAGTTAATAAAGTTATTACTGGAGTTTACGATCACGTTGGTGATGCTGTTATCTATGGTGATACTGACTCTGTATACTTTAGTGCTTGGCCTACTTTACAAAATGAAATTAAGGCAGGCAATATTCCTTGGACTAAAGAGAATGTTATTACACTTTACGATCAAGTATCAGAAGCAGCTAATATAACCTTCCCAGATATGATGGCAAAATCATTCCATTGCCCAAAGAGTCGAAGTGTTGTTATTGCAGCAGGTCGTGAAATTGTTGCAGAAAGCGGATTGTTTATTACTAAGAAGCGTTATGCAGCTCTAGTAATTGATACAGAAGGTTTCCGCAGTGACGTAGACGGTAAAGCTGGTAAAGTAAAAGCCATGGGCTTAGACTTACGTAGAAGTGATACTCCTGTGTTTATGCAAGAGTTTTTAAGCGAGCTGTTGCTTATGGTACTTACAGATAAGCCGCAAACTGATGTGCTAGAACGTATTACTCAATTTCGTTTAGCATTTAGTGAACGGCCAGGTTGGGAGAAAGGTAGTCCGAAACGTGCAAACAAAGTTGGACATTATCGTCGCTTAGAAGAAAAAGCCGGCAAGGCTAATATGCCTGGACACGTTAGGGCAAGTATTAACTGGAATACACTCAAGCGTATGAATGGTGACAAATACTCGCAGGAGATTGTTGATGGTATGAAAGTTATTGTTTGTAAGCTCAAGCAGAATCCATTAGGGTACACTAGTGTTGCTTATCCGACAGACGAGCTGCGTATGCCTGAATGGTTTAAAGAACTTCCGTTTGATGATGCAGCAATGGCAGAAACAATTATTGATAATAAGTTAGATAATTTGATCGGTGTGCTTAACTATCCATTAGAGGATACTAAGCGTCATAACACGTTCAATAGTTTGTTTGACTTTGGAGACTAAAATGAAAATAAAATTAGAAATAGAAATTGATACCGAGAGCGATCAGGACCTAAATACTATTGAAGAGCTAATCGAAATGTTAAAAGGACTAGTGGAGCAGATGCAATGAAGGTAGGTTTCACCGCATCAACTTTTGATTTACTTCACGCCGGGCATGTACAAATGTTACGTGAAGCAAAAGAACAGTGCGATTATTTGATCTGCGGATTACAAGTGGATCCTAGCGTTGATCGTCTAGATAAAAATTCCCCTATACAGACTATTGTCGAGCGCTATACGCAACTTAAAGCAGTAGGATATGTAAATGAAATTATTCCTTATGGCACCGAACAAGACCTAGAAGATATCTTGACAATGTATCATATTCATGTTAGAATATTAGGAGAGGAGTATAGAGATAAGGATTTTACTGGTAAAGATATTTGCCGTAAAAGAGATATTGAATTATACTTTAATAAACGAGATCATCGTTTTAGTTCAAGTGATTTAAGAAAGAGAGTAGCTGATCGTGGGTAATAAGTTTATATTTGATGTTGACGGAACATTAACGCCAAGTCGCAGTGGTATGAATAGTGAGTTTCAAGGATACTTTATAGACTTTTGTTATGCAAACGAAGTTTATCTAGTTACAGGTAGCGACTATGCTAAAACATTAGAACAGGTTGGACCTGATGTTTGTGATGCTGTGATGAGGATTTATAACTGTAACGGCAATGATGTTTGGGAGAAAGGTGTGAATATTCGTACTAATGAATGGACAATTCCTG